AAACATCCTTGTAAGTATACATATTTTATTTTATTTTAATTGTTAAAAAATTGGTAAATCACCAGTATCACTAAAGTCAAATATTTTATCAACTACACTATCTATATTTTCAGAAACCTCTAAACTTTTATTGCCTCTAAAATTAAACAAGGTTCTAGCTAAGTTTTTAACTTGAGATTTATCAGAAAGATCAAACTTTTTCATTTTTTTGTTTCCAGTACCTTTATCTGTCATAGAGAACTCAAGAATTTTAGTTTCTTCATCGTAGTTTCTATCAGCAACTCCACTAGCATCTGGACCGCCAATGTTTGTTAAGTAAGATATAGGATCTTCTAAAAGATCGCTAACAGCTCTTTCAGCGGCATTCATCTTAAAGTCTGTATCTTCTTCTTCTTCTTCTTCCTCTTGTTCCTCAACTTCTACAGCTGTAGGTTTTCCAATGTTCTTAGTGTATATTGGATCATTAACTTTAAGGTTAGGTATACCTAAGTTTTTTACATCATCTGGTGTTGCTAATCTCTTAGTACCTAGAGACTCTAAATTTTTATGTACCATTTGACCCACGAGAAAAGACTCTCTTAAAGCCTCTGGAACTGATTCATACATTGCTGCAGTTTCTTTATCCCATTTTAATCGACCAGTAATAAACTGTTTCTGTTGCTTTATAGGGTAAGACATTATTCCTTTAGCGTGCGATTTAATTAAATCCATATACGCTACGTTGTCTTCAATAGCAGCGTTGTTTATAACCTGCTCTTTATACTGAAAACCACCAACGGTTCTAGTAGTTATGTTTGGGTAAACAAATCCTTTTGTTAGTTGGTTTTTGTTGTCAAATATATTAGACTCTTGAAGTGTTTTATTTCTGTCGCTTTCAGCTGGTATAGGTTCAAAAAACGACCCATCCCACTTAGATAAATCACGCTCAAATTTAACGTTAACATACCCATCAGATTCCTTGTATTCATCAAGTAAACCAGCTTCTTTAAATTTATTATATACATCGCTGCCAACTTTTATACGTGAATTAACTTTAAGTATGTTTGAGTTACTATCATTGGCAGATACATTTACACTACTCTCAATACCAGGTGTTTTCTTGCCGTTTATCGCCATTACGCCTACTAAGTTAGATATTTCATCCCCAAAGCTAGGCGCTTGACCTGAAACTATTTGATCTACAGTCAGCTTATTAAACTCCTCTGCTCCAGCAGAAATGTTGTTCATCTGATCTTTAGTATTAGTCATATACGATTGAAAATCACTAATAGATTTTCTATACGAAACCCTAGCTTCTTTAGATAAATTATTATTAATTCCCAGTTCAGCTGAGGCCGCCATAGCACCAGCACCTTTCTCTTGAAACACCTTAGTAAGTTGCTCTCTAACTCTAGCGTCTTTTACCTGCGACGTAATCTTTAATATATCCTTGTCTTGCTGTAGCTCGGTATTTATTAAAAACCTATTCTTAGCCTCGTCTATTTTTTTTTGCTTTTCTGCAGCTAGTTTTTTAGCTTCACTGTATTTAGTTATACCAGCGCTAACAATATCACCAATCTTACTAACACCTTGAGCCCATATCTCAGCTGATCTATCTACTATTATCTGTGGGTTTCTATAACTCATATTATATTCGTTTATTTTTTATACAGCACCTATTACAGAGGAAGCTATATTACCAACACCACTTAAAGCACCGCTCCAAGCCTGTGCTTTAGCTTGATTAGCTGAAGCCTCAGCAGCTTGCGCTTGTGATATTTGACCAGCTGCCCTATCAAGATCCATGTTGGTTCTATTTTCCTCAGCTTGAAACATGAATTGTTTACCAGCTGCATCAGTAGCTTGTAATCTTTGACCCTCCGAGATAGCTATGTTTTGCATTCTTTGCTGCTCTGACATCTTAGCATTCATTAAATTTTGCTCTCCTTGAGCTCTTAGCTTTTCGTTTTGTGCCTCTTGTTGTTCTATACTAGCGGCAACACCTTGCTTACTTTGCAAAGCTGCTTGAGCGAGCGCTGTAGCACCACCAGCACTTGCCCCGGTAGCTCTTAATGTATCTAGCGTATTTGCTAAAGATATATCGGCTTGTTCAATCTGAATCTCAGCAGCCTTAGTTGCAACACCTAAATTTTCAAATGGGTTAGATAATTGACTACTCAAGTCCGTAGCTAATCCACTAAGATCTTCAGTAGAAGCATATGGATTTGTTATTTGCTGTCTAGAGTTTTTAATAGACTCTAGTTCAGCTTCAGCCCTCTGCTTATCTCCTCTAGCTCTCCTAGCTGCTTTACCAGCAGCTCCACCTGCTATAGCTCCACCTGCTACACTTGCTGCCGCGCCTACACCTGCTGCTACCGCTATTGCCGTTGCTATTGCCATAATTTATATTTTTTTTACTAATTCTTTAGAAGACTTGCTGTCTACGTTCCAACCAAGCTCTTCGTGTATATTTATTAATGATTCATTTCTACCTATAGAGAACATGTACTTTACACCATTACTTCTACAAACTTCTTCAGCTGCATTTATTAAAAGCGCTATAGCTTGTTTTCTGTCAGCCTCTCTATAATCTGGATTAGATACAACCCATTCTAGTAAAGCTCCCTTAGAGTTAGTGTAATATATGAAACCTGCCACAATAGGCACGTCTTTTTCAACCATCAAACCTCCTTTACCATTATCAGGTAAAAAATCCCTAGGTGGATTCTGCCATTCAGGCCATTCATCCCACCAAGAACACAAGGTTTCCCAGTCGCTCTCTTTTAATTTTCTAATATTCAATTGCATTTAATTTTATTTAATAAGCAGATGTCACATATTCTGATGACACTGCAAATAATTCAAGTGGTAAACTTCTATTATCACTATCTGATTTTATTGTAACTGTTGAATAATAACCTTTAACACCTGTCATACTATTACCGTATACAATCTCACCTGATGTCACTGGGCTAGAGTTTATTAAGTTAGCATAATACTTACCTTCTTTCTTGTCAAATCCAGCGTGTATAGTTCCACCATACTCAGGATCTGTATAAGCACCATCGTCAAAACTTAATACTGGTTTTGCAGTATCGTTTAATTCAAAACTTCTAGCAGCATTGAAAGCAGAAACCTCCCAGCCATTAGAGCCTTCATAGTTTACGGTTTTAAATACTTTAGAAGTGCTAGGGCTTGGATTAAACACAAAGTCTACAGATGAGTCATACTGAGTTCCATATAAGTTGTTTCTAAGCGCAGTAGGTGAGTAATGTTGCCATAGTTTACCGTTCTTTACCGAGTAGTAGTTGCTACCTAGGCTAAATGCTTGCTCTGGATCATAATCAAAAAGACTAGTCCAACCAAGTACAGCTTCATCAAAAGACAATGTGTTGTAACTATCATCTTTTTGTAAGCTTAATACGTATTGCTTATTGTAAATATCCCAAGCTCCAATAGCTTTACCAGGTGTAGATATATCATCTAGAGTTGATAATTCATCTCTAAAATAATCAACCATACCATAATTAGATATTTCAGTTATACCGTCTCTTGACAATCTTAAAACAGCATTTCTATTTTTATCTGTAAAATATTTTCTATAACCGTATACAGCGAAGCTTTCTGGGTTTTTACTTATACCAAAGTTTCCTGCGTAAGGTACTATTTGACCTATAACTAAATTAGATGAAGTAACACTACCGCCTCCTTCAGCCGAGTATATTGCATCTTTATCTATCAATGCTCTACTAACTTTGTTTTCTTGAAACACAATTAAATTAGTATCTTCAGCGTATAGTCTCTGTATACTACCATTCGCTGGATCTACTGATTTAGTTATATCTTGACCAACACTAAACACATTAGTGTCATTTACACCGGTTCTAGAATTAAATATACCTGAGTATATCATTGAGTTGAATCTAGTAGATGACTTAGGCTCGTCTTCAACTAAGTAAGCTCTAACGCCATAAGATACATTTGTGTTATTGTAACCACCTCTAATTCTAGCTTCTTCAATATAATAACTATCGTCTTGATTAGTTGTGTTTGATGGCCTAACAGGAAAACTACCAACGGTACCACTGGGTACACCGGTAGAACCATTCCAAATAGGAAGGTTGCTGTTATTAACTGTCTTTTTTAAAATAAAAGAATTAAAGAATTTTACTTCTACTATAGCTGCCATTATTTTATTATTACTTATTTATTAAATAAATTACTAAAAATTTGATGCATCAAAATTAACACTAAAGAGTAATGTAGTACTTAAATTATTTGGACTACCACCATCTTCTAGTCTCAACTTAAAAGTTGCATCACCCACAGCAGTACCATCAGTGTTTATAACTGATATACCATCCGTTGTATCTATTTCAAAGTTACCAACACCAGACTGTGTACCTATTGAGAATATTAAGTTATCCGTTGATTTACCACCACTTATATTTGAACCGTTCAAACCTGTCGCTTTACCAGTAGGTGTACCGTTTGCTAGAGGTATATTTCTTACTCCTTCAAACACTAATATAGTGTCGGTTGCATCGTTAGTTATCGTAGGTGCTACGTTTGTTAATGGTTGGTTGGGTTTAGAAACGTTACTCGACGAGTCGCCACTGTTAACTGTAACTGAAAACACAAAATTAAAAATATTTTTAAGACTATTTGTGTCATAATAAAAATACTCACCAGCAGCTGTTTCTATTTTAAAAGAATTATTATCGGCGGGTGGTGTATTTCTAATTAAATTAAATTTAGAAGTAACATCTTCCCCAGCACTATTTGTCACAGTCATTGTAACATCGTGTATACTTGTAAATGAAACACCTAAAACATCTTGAAACTCAAAGTTACCTGTTATGTCTTCACCAGGCGACATAGCTTCTGTATGATCATAAACCCAGCCAGATATTTGAGAAGCTTGAGCACCTGCGCCAATAGCTTCATTTAAGTCTGACAACAAACCGGATGTAGATGTTTCCCAATATATATCTAATCTAGAGGTTGTTGGTTTTGTTTCTAATATAGTTAATGTATCAAACTTTTCATAAACACGGCCATTTGTATAATCGTTGTTTATTATACCAAACTGGTTATCAGGATCTTGAGATGTTATTATCTCCGCTATAAAAGGATTTGACTCAGATCTTAAAAAAGAATAGTAAGGATTGTTATTGTTCGTAATTGGAGGCGCTTGACCAGTGGCATCAAAATCTGCAACATCAAATAAGTCGAATAAGTCCTCTATAGTATTTGTTGTAAAAGATCTTCTACCTGGAAAATATTGTTTATTTTTTCTTGGATTAGTTCCCGGACCCCATATTATATCACCAACATCAACTCTACCGAAAAGTCTAACAGAACTTCTAAATTGTTTATCTTGAGGCCCAACCTCTGTTAAGTCTCTAGGTATTTTATTTATATTATCATTTATTAATGTTATAAATGAAGCGTTTTGATTTTCTGGATTTAAATCTGAAGAAGGAGCTATATAATATGGGTTTCCTTTCATCGCACCAGGAGCATATACATTATAGTACTCTTGTTCGTTTTGTTTTATAACTATCTTGTAAGAATACCAGCCTAATGGATTATATTCTGAGCTAGTTGGGTCGCTATTGTATAAACCAGGTATACCACTTACTTCATCTTTATCTATACCAACACCGCTAAGCACTGTATTGAATTGTGCTTTAATAGAGTTTCCAGGGAAATCTATAGAGTTATTAATTGAATTGTATGGTAAGTAGACAGTGTCAGCGCCAAAACCACCACTTAAATCACTTATATTGTTTGAAAGTATAACTGTAGATTGCCTACCAAACTTGTCAGCTAACACAACACCTACTTGATAATTTCTATTTTCTTTTACATTATGATTTGGGTATTCAACTCTAGATTTTGCCGAACCATCTATATTATCTAATAATTTATCGCTAACAGCTACTTGATAATCTATAAAATTAGGTGGAGTGTGCTTGTTTTGGAAATTACTATAAATAACCCTATTACTAGCTATTTCTTGACCTGAAGCTTTTACAGGTACTTTATCGTATACTCTAATAATCTCATCTCCAGGTAAAGTCTTGTAAGGTTTTTGTGAAACATAAGAATAAACGTAAGTATCTACATCGCCTGTAATACTAGACACTGGTATTGTTTCAACTACTTGAACAACATTAGAGTCAGACTCTTTGTATATAATATCTATGTCTGTTATTAAGTAGTTATTTTGCAGGTTATCTGAACTTGCAGGTAGTGGTATTTGTAAATCTATTTTATCTACTTTATTCTCCATGAATTCAACAACAGTACTTGATACCGCTTGTTGTTCATCTCCTTCTAAAAAATACCCGTCTTGTTTTGGTATAAAAGCAGCTTGAGTAAATGGAGCTATTATAGAGTACTCGCCATCGATAAATTTAAATCTATAACTAAATCTAACAAACTTATCTTCTAAGTATTGCGGATCACCAGAAAAATTAGCATTATAATATGGGTTTTGCTGTTGAAAGCTTAATTTAGTATTATCATCAAGTGTTTGAGCTGAGCTAACTTCCAGTGTTGCATTGTTTATATCATAACTTAAAACAGTTGTTCCTGCAGTCACTCCATCACCTGTAACAAAATTACCGACGCTGATAGCTCCTTTTCTGTTATCAATATTAAAAGTAGTTGAATTTGTCACTGCACCATTTACGAATGCAATTGCTTCAACAGGTAGAAATTCATTAGAAACATTATACATAGTGGTTTCATAAACTCCAGAACCCGGTGAGGTTTCTTTTATGATTTCAGGTGATTTATATGGATTATATTTAGCTACTGATATTTTATCTTCAGTATTATAATATGAAACACCATTACTATTGGCTATGCTTGTATTTATTTTTCTAGGTTGATTTCTATTATCCGTCCAGAATAATAAATTCTCTAGCAAGTTTACACCTATTATAGGTCTATTTGTAGAGAAATTTAGAAAAGCACCTTCTAACAACTTTATTCTTTCATTAGTAAGTGTATTGTATGCGTATATAAAGTTTTGTGCGGTTGTACTATATGTTGAAACATCTCCAGAGTAAGGATCAGTGTAGTTTGTAAAAAACAAATAAACAAAATTATTTGACTGATCTATAACATAACCTATACATTCAATATCAGAGACACCTGAATGAGAAGCGAAATCACCATTCACAGTGACAGCATTACCGAGTATGTTTTCCAGCGCACCAACATCATCACCTTGAGATCTACTGACCTGTATGTTTTTAGCATCTCTATACTCACCATTAGGTATAAGTCTAGAGTCCAAGTCTTTATTCATTTTAGACTTGATAAAAGCGTTTTTAACTTCAGCCATTTAATTTATGATTTTATCCATTTAGATTTACCTCTCATTACCTGAACTATTTCATCTGGTTTTATATTAGATAATCTTATTTTAGTATTTCTAAGCTTTGCTGACTTTTCTTTTTTAAGTCTTTGAACTATATATTCAGGCTGATTTATTCTTGTAGATATAATAGCATGTGATATATATGCATACATAGCTTCTTCTGCCATTTTAGGCACTCTAGTGTTTAAGCTAGAAGCTAAGCCATCGGATATATATTCTAACACTATTAACTTATCAACCAAATTTGATGAAAAAGAAAACTTACCTTCTCTTTCATTTATTGTAAACCAACCGTTTGAATTAGCGTACTGAGCGTTTAATCCGTATAAACCTCCATAACTAAAATCATAACCTTGAATAAATTCATTATTAGCAAGATCGATGTTTTCTGAGTCTATGTTTTTATAAAAATTAGTCTTCCACCTATCTTCAACTATAGAAGTACCTTCAATGTTATTACCAAAATTATCTTGTGTTGGTTGTCCTTTCTGATCTTGTACTGGTACCTCGTAAGGATTTGTAGTTAAAGTTGTTGGGTATATTTTGTGAGCAATACCTTGACTGTCATACCAAGACATACTAACATAGTTGACATAATCTTGAGGCATTATAACGCTTAAGCTATTTGGTATTGTTAATTCTTGAGAATTTATACTTTTCAATGTATCATAGCTAAACTCTTGCATAGCGCGCTTAGCGTGAAATATTATATCAGTTCTCTTAGCGCTAGGTATTAACTTTCCAGCTCCTACATAAGCTACAATGAAGTTATTTATTACATCATTCAACTTTATATAAGCATATGATCCATAGTTTTCTTCTACGGTATTACCATATGCGTCTCTATTTCCGTACTCACCTCCGTTTAATATTTTTAACTGAACAACAACACTAGTGTTTGCTGCTAAACTACCTGTGAAAGTAATTGTATTACCAACAACAGTGTAAGCGGATGTGTATTCTGTATATGTTGGAACACCTGCGTTTGCGGTATATAATTTAAAATTATTTAAAGCGTAGTTTGGTTGTAGCGGGTCGTAACTACCAAATGCTAAATCAGTGTCAAAAGTAGTTGTAAATGCTTGACCAGCACCGGCTGCAGATAAATACTTCTGAACTCCTGCGTAATATTGCTGATTATTTTCGGTTATTAAACCGCCGTTTGGTAGAGACATATTTTATTAACTTTTTTGATTTATTTCGTTTTGTTGAACTTCACTAGCAGCTGCTTGTACTATTTGAGGATCCCTAATAACTATACCAGCGTATAATAGTATTTTAAGTATAAGTCTAGTCTGTTCTGACTCTTGTAATTCAAAGTTTTGAGATCCAGTGGATGGAAATGGCCCTGTCGTGTTCGGTGGTTGAGTTCCTCCATCATTATACAGGTAAGCCCCTGTTAAATCACTTATCCAGTAACTCCATACTATATTTTTAGGTTTTCTTAAAAAGTCTACAGTTATATCACCAGCTTGATTTATGCTAGTTGGCCTAACGTATAGTTTTTTATTTTCGTACAAGTAAGTAGGAAAATCCTTTGTAGATGCAGTTAGTGGTGATTTTTGTATATTGTAAAATTCATTTCTAGCTAGTCTTTGTAGCTCTACTGGAAATCCAGTTATAGGGTTATATGTTACAGACCCTAATTTATAGAAAGAAACTTGACTAGTAGTAGGCTCTTGCCCATTGTATAACACTGTGTTTGAGTAAGTGTCAGTTGTAGGTAAACTCCAAGAAGAAGAAGGTGTATCGTATACACAGTTACCAAATGTTTTAAATGGAGATATTTTCTCGTCTATATTTAATTGTCTATCTGAGTAATCCAGATCTGCTTGTGGCACTCGTAATTGCTGATTTAAATCTTCGAAATATTGCTCGAATATATCAAGCTGTGATTGAGTTGCTATTCTATTATACTCTACAGGTGTCATATAACCACGCTGCTCTTTATTGAGTATTAACAAAACGGTTTGATATACAGTATTTACGTTTATTGCCATTATTTTATATTTAAATATATGGAGCGGTTTTACCCGCCCCTATATATTATTACCTGTTAATTAATCTTTTTATCTATAGATTTATATATTTCAACACCTTCGTCTGTTTTTAAGAAGTAGGCAAATGCTGAATAAGGATTTTCATCAAAAGGAACTTCCATTAACTTCCTGCCATTGCTAGCCCAAGTAAAATACCTTTGATCATCTGATAGTCTTATTATATTGCTTTCAGTTGCTTGTATTGCAAAGTTTCTTAATTGAACATTTTCATCATTAGCTAACTCTATGAATAAACCTGGATTCATCTTAGCAAATAGTAATAAATCTCTTCTTAGCTCCTTAGAACTCATCTTAGTTACTTTAGAACCTATTTCAACTCTCAATATAGCTTCAGCATGATCTATATCCATATCTTTCGCTGCGTTAAGTGCTTCAATTTGTAATTCTAATATATCTAATTCATCTTCAGCTATCTCAACTTGGTCAAGCTCTTTATATACTTTACTTTTCAATGGATGATATAAAGATAATATTTTTTGAAGATTTTGTTTTTCTTTTGGTACAAATAATGTTCCGTTTTTGAATATAATATGACCTAATGTTGCTTCGCCTTTTTGTTCATCTGTAAAAACTGATGATTGATTTGTAGCATATTTAATCTCTCTTTGCTCTCTTTTTTCTGCATCAAAATACAATAACGAGTGTTTCAATGTATGTTTGCTGGGTATTGTAAATGTTATAGGAGATTTTCCGTTTGTCAATATATAAGTTCTATCTTTTATTTCCCAACTAGGTTTTTTATCCTGTTGTTTTGTTGTTGTGGTTTTAACCACTGGTTTTTGAGGTGCGACCTCAATAGTTTCTGCTTTAGCTTTTCTTGTAGCCATAATATAATATAATTAAATAATTTATAAGGGTAATAATTACCCCCGTTAGTTCAACGAGGGTAAGAATTACATTTGTTTAGTGATTACACACCTTTGAATAATACAAAGTTGTTAGCACCTTGTACACATAAACATCTTTCAGATAAGAAGTTTACTTCCATAGCATCTAGATCAGATGTAGCAGCGCCACCGGCAGAACCAGTTACCCATTGCTTCATTCTTCTGTCATTTGCTTGAGAAGCTCTATATCTTACGTGTAAGAAAGGACGTCTAATGTTAGTACCTAATATTTGATCGTAAACTGTAGAAGTTCCAGCTGGTACTAATACACCTTCGATAGAAGATACTCCAGTTATAGCTCCACGAGTAGAAGCATCGTTTAGGTATTTCCAGTCAGTTTTGTAGAAGTCATAAGAACCTCTTCTGAATCCAGAGAAACCTAAGTTTAATGCCATCTCCTCAGAGTTTTCAAATAAACCATAAGCAGTTCCACCTTGTGCTCCAGCAGATAAATCAGCTAACATATCGTCAAAATCCAAAGAAGTTTGTCTTTGTAAGAATAACATGTTTTCTTCAATAGCTCCTTGAGTATCTAAGTTCTTAAGGATTTCATCAAACTGACCTAATCCGTTAGCAGCTGTAAACCCTACGTTTACATTACCTCTGTCTTCAACAGCAGCAAATAAACCTTGAGTACCTTTATAACCAGCAGCAGCAGCTCCTCCAGCACCTGCAACACTAGCTTTTTCACCTTCAACAACAGACATTTCTAAGTAGTCTTCAAAACGTAATCTTGTTTCAGATTCAGCTTTTAAGTACCATAAATACCCAGATGTTCCGTCTTCAGTAGCAACTTCTACCCAACCGATTTGAGCCATATCAGATCCGTTTACAACGTATTTATTTCTGATGATGATTGGTGAGTTAGAGAATTGTGTAAAAGAAGGATCAATAGATACATATCCGTCAGCAGCACCTGCAGTCACGGTAGAGTTAGGAGTAGTTGAACCTTTTCCATATTCAGATCCAAATACAAATATCTTAACACCTGTAGTAGCTAAAGAAGCTGTATTTACAGCAGTATAAGGAGCTACTGTCAAAGCACCTGTAGTTAAGTTAGAAGCAGTTACAACAGCTTTTAATTCAGCACCTGTAGCATCCATTGCTACAATAGTAGCTCCTGGAGACACAACGTTTGCAACGTAGTCTTTAGGGTCAGCTGGATTTAAAGCAACTGGAATTGTGATTGTATTTACTTGGTCGTTAGTACATGCTTCATAAGAAATATGTAATCTATTTTGCTCAGACCAAATTACTTGATCAGAACTCATTGGCATTTCAGCACCTACCATTCTTAAGAATCCAGATAAAGTTCTGTTTCCATAACGCTCTACTTCTTGTTCGTAGATCTCTGGTAAGTATTGTTGTGCAAAAGTATCAGTGTCGCCAGCGCCAGCGCCGTCGTTAAACTTTAGATAATTGCTATCTAAAATTTCTTGTTTTTGAGATGGTTTCAATGAACCAAATGTTGGAGTTAAAGCCATTTTTGTTTAATTTTTTAGTTAAATTTTCTAGTTTTTACTTTTAATTTTGTAGAGTCAGCACCAGAAATAGCTTTTACTTTTAAACCATTTATAAAAACATCACCACTGCTAGTTTTTCTAGGCTCAGTTGAAATGTTTTTTGATTTAACCATAACATCTTTAACAGCGTCGGCTTTGCCTTGCTCGTAAAAATGTTGTGCTATCGTATCAGCGTTTCTAGCAGCGTATAAAGCTTTGTGGTAACCTTTAGTATCTTTAACCTCTCCTTTGTCATTTAGGAACGTCCCAATGAAGTTAGAGATATCAGATTGTGCTTCTGCTACCTTTTGTGGATTTTTTACGCTGTACCTAAACTTATTTTCACCAATATTGAAATCAAAACCTTTGAAGTCATTAGTTAATAGTTCATTAGTACGTTTTAAAAATTCCGAGTGTTTTGCTTTACCAGCCTCCTGCTCTTCATTATATCGGTTAAAAAAGTCAGTAGCTTTTTGTTGGTCTTGAGTTACGCCTGGTCTCAACTTGATCTCATCGTAATATTTACTCTTTGTTTCCTCTAAAAAGTTTCTAGCTTTTGCAACTTCTTCTTTAAACGCAAGTTTCTTTTTGCGTATATCTTTCTGCTCATCAATATCTTCATCATATGAAAAATCTTCTAGCATCAGATCAATATCTTCACCTTCTAAATAAGGTTTAGTTTGTTTATAATATTCTCTTATTAATGTGTTATTATCTACAGTTGAGTAATCAGCATTTAATCTAACATAATCGTTTATATCTCCACCAGTCTCTTCCATAAAAGTAACTAGTTTTTCGATGTTTTCTGGTAGAGGTTTACCTAGCACTTTTTCATCTCTAACAGCTTCTTTATATTCTGCTACTGTTTCACTAACCTGCTCTTCCGTACTATCAATTAATTGTATAGGTGAATCTAATTCTTCTTCGGTGGCCCGTACTTCTTCAACCACTCCTTCGCTGTTGCTACTGTCTTCTTGTTCTTTGACAGCAACATTGCTATCATTTGTCTCTTGTGAGTGAATGGCATTATCTTCGTTTTTAATAATAACTTTTTTAACCTCCTGATCAGTATCTATTAAAGGCTCTTTCATGTTTACCTTTGTAACATTACTAGTAGGTGTACTTAGTTTTTTAGGTGTCTTTTTCTTTTTTAATTTAAATTCACCTTCTTGTTTTACTGTTTGTTCTGACATAATATAATAATATAAAATTAATAAAGTTTTTTTATCTAGGGTCGAATTGTTCTAATCCAAATCCGCCTAGTGAGTCAAAACCTGACGACTCAAAATTCTTAGGTAGTTCATCGTTCTGACGTTGTGCTATAAGCTCTGACTGCTGTGTAGCTTGTATTCTAGTTCTTTCGTCTTTACGATCTTCTATATCTTTTTCTTTTACTTTTTCAGCATCAGCCCTTGCTTTAGCTAACTGAATATTATAATTAAACTCTTCTGCCATAAGCTCTTTCTTAATTTGAGCTTCAGCCTGCATGCGTTGCATTTCAAACTGAGATTTGCCTTGTTCTATTTGAAGAGTTGTTTGAGCTAACGCTTGTTGCTTCTGCACTTCAGACATAGCGGCTTTTTCAGCGGACTCAGCATTTGCCTGCGCTTGCGCTTGTATGTTTTGCATCTGCGCCTGCTTGTCAGCTTCCATTTTTTGCTTACGTTTTATTTTAAGCATTTGATTAGCTAACTTGATATTGGATATCTGCCTTAAATCTATAACGTCTTCAAGATCAATACCTCCAGACTGCAATGCTATTTGTATGTTTCTCTCTAGTATTTGCTTCTCCTCTTCATCAGGCTCTAAATCTAAGAATATACCAAACTCGTGCATATTTAGTTTCTCAATCTGCTCAAGCGTATTCACGTTGAAGCTACTTATTGAATTCATTAAAGCGTTTTTAGTTAAAGGGAAGTTTAACATATCAGCTGCTCTTAGACTTATATTTTCACATATTCTAACAGTGATATACATTAATGACTGAAGTATATGTTTAGTCGCTGTATTTGAAGCAGCCGCTGCTAGTTTTTGTAAACCAACTAAAGAATCTTTTGCTGGTTGACTACCGTCTCTAGCTTCATTAAGTCCTGTTACATCTCTTATCATTTGTAAGTAATACTGATAAGTCTGTATAAGCGCTTGTATTTTGCTCATACCTGACGATGTTTGTAATTCTTGTATAGGTACTTTAGCTCTATTAGGGTCACCATCTTGTGTTAGTGATCTACCAACTATACTACCAGTTTGAAAATACATATTAAGAGCTTCTTGCGGATTGTAGTTTGTTCCGTTACCAAGATCAACCTCAGCCAATCCATCAACATCAACAAAAACACCATCTGGTACCATACGCGCTAGCACTTGTTGTATTTTCAAGTGAGTTAACTGTATCATATCAGCAAAACCAATAGTCTTACTAACTATACTCTCAACTCTACCTTTGTACATTCTAGGAGCAGATATAGTGTAGTTCATATTAACCCTAGTCTGATCACTAAAAGGTCTGGTCATATTTTCTGCTAGTTCCCATTTAAGCATTTTGTCATAACCTAGTATTTTAGCACCACTATATAATACCTCTATAGACCTACTAACTCTATTAAAATTATCACTCTCTGGCGGGTTAAAACTGTCATCTTTTTCTAGAGCCTTTTCTAACCCTTGATCTGTTTGTTTTATTTTAAATACTTGATTACTATAAGTCTTGTATTCAAAATAAAGAACCTGAACGTTATCATAACTACTGTCTTGACCATTGAAGTTTCTGGTATAGTTTGAGTCGCCAGGATATTGCTGTATCTCTATAAGATCTTTATCTGTAAGGTGTGAAAATTGCTTTTTAACCTCTTCTAATGGTACACTTTTTACTTCGCCTACGTAGTATATATCTTCAAAGTTTGGATCTTCAGTGTAAGAGTGTACTAAATTAACTGGATCTACATAATCAACAGTAACCCCGTTAGCTAAATTAAAATCAGTTTTACTAGCACCAACACCAAGTACGACTAAATCATAAGCCACTCTTTTTTTAACCTCCTCGTACTTATTATAATCTAATACGTTATTTATAAGTTCTTCTTCAGCTATTTCTATAGCTTGTTTATATGTCAACTGCATGTGCAGTTCTAGTTCTTCTTTACTTTTTGGTAATTGATCAGCTGGTACATTAGTTCTACTTAAATCTATACCAAAGTTTTGTTGTGCTTCTTGTATTATGTTTTGTGAAAAAGCATCTTCAGCTAAATCAGTAGCGTGTTGTGTTCTTTCTTTTACAGCAAACGGATCTGATGCAAATGATTTTATTTCATAACCCTTATCTGTCATACCGTTAACAACGATGTCAACAAACTTAGATAATACAGCTACAGGTTTCCAGTCTAGGTTTAAGTAACTTAAGTCACCATTTATAGATAACTCATCTTTGTACTTTTGAACAGACTGCTCTCCTCTAGCATAAAGTCTTAACTTGTGAAAGTATTGCCAATTACTTGCAAATCTACCGCCAATATTAGTTCCTCTATCACCTTTAAACCATTCGTCTTCAATAGCTCTACCTACAGCATAGCCATATTCTAAGCTTTGCTTTTCTGAGTCTGGTACTACCTGACTAGGGAAAGAACTGTTTGTGTTAGTATAAATCATTTATTTTATTATTTTTGAAATACTTCCATTGTTATCATATCGGTTAAATGATAGTTGTACTTTATTTTTTTGAACTTTATAAACCGGTGAATATTTATTTTTATTACAAGCCATAGCTGCGAGTCCAGAACTTATTGTAGCATCATGCTTTGTTCTATTGTTTATATTGAATCTTGCCCAGTCTTCTAGTGTTCTTTGAAAATACATTTGACCATAACCTTCGCCAGTATAACCAACGTGATCTTCTATGTATGTTTCAATAGAAGCTGCGTGAGCTTGTTTTATATCCTCGCTTGAATTTGGTATACCACCAATTTCTTTTTCAGTTACTGATAATTTATTGTACGCTTTGTCAGGTCTATTTATTGAGAAGTTTCTATAACCTCTTCTTCTTAAATAATATAACAGTCTTGGTTTGTTATTCTCCGCTAGTATTGGCATACCATAGAAATGCAAAGCCATGAGCACGTCTTCAAAAAATATTTCAGCAGTTTGTGGCCTAGCTATATACTCAAGAAAAAACATGTTAGATGGAGCGTTATCCATATTGAACTTAGTTAAACCGTGTAAAGATCCGTTGGAACCTCTTTTATCAACTGTACCTGATATATCGTAGCTATCACATCCAAAAGCACCTATATGCTCACTACCAGGATATTTAAGACCATTCTTTACAATAACATTGTTTTGTAAATTCATAGATGGAATCCAAGACACATAAAATCTACCGTTATTGTTTGGTTTAAACTCTACAACCGTATCTTTTACATCACCTCTCCATTGAAAACTACCTCTTGTAACTAAGCTTTTATTTTTAACTTCTTCATTGTAATCTATTTGTTCGTATATTTTAGTTAAGTTATATAAAGATAATTTAGCTTCGTCTCTAAAAGCGTGTTTTTCAGTTCTTGGAAACTGACGATAATATTCATTTAATCCGTCTTGATCATTTTTTAAACCATCAACTTCATTTTCCCAATGCTCTATTACTCCTGTAAGTATTAATTCACCTGTTGGATCGATAACCTTTTCACTTGGCGTATCGAATACAGGTACTCCATAAGCGTCGATGAATCCTTCGTAATTCCATTCCATAGGTATGAACAAACTATATAGTCCTGAGCTAGTCTGTCCGTTGCGGTTTCTCTCCCTGACGTCTGAAGCATAATATAATTTTTTAAAATTAGCACCACCTTTGTCTAAAGCGTTTGATGTCGAACCCATCATACACTTACCCACTATTTTTTTACCTAAACGTAAACATGTTTTTGTAACTCTCCAGTTGTTTAGTATGTTGTCAGGTCTTTCCCATTTACCACTTTCATCGTGTACTAGTATCTTTAGTTTTTCACCATCATACGAGTTGTCCCCGGTGTTCTTCCAGTCGATTGTTGTGTCGAGACCCTGCTTCTCCTCTGATGCAATACCCTCGTCGAGTTTTTTTCTTGTAAGTTTCGACGCTGGTACCCTATACGCGAGTTCTGTCTTTGGCCTGTCCATACCGTCCTGGATTGGTTTGAAGAAGAAGGGATAATTAACTGAGATGGGGACGACCTTATCAGTAAACATCTTTTTAGCGTCTTGTCCTGACTTTGATAAAATGCCAAATCTTGAATCTGTGGATATTGTAGCAAGGTTAACTGTCTCGCTTGACGCCATGAAAGAGAAACCTGACCGTCTGTTCTTAAGATAGCACATTCCGTAACACCGTATATCCGCTTTACAAGCTTCCCAGAAGATAAAGAATAATCTATTTGATTCCCTATAGTCTGCTGCCCCAACATCAATCTTGGACCACTGCAAGAACATATAGTGAGTACCAGTAATATAATTGCTATTACCATTGTTTTTAAACCAAAAACCTTGCTCCCTTCTCTTAAACTCTTCATCAATATAATCATACCATTTTTCTTTAAACGCATTAGGGTATTTATCCCAATCAAATACGCTTTTTATTTTTAAAAGCTCTTTAGGATAATCTAATTTCTCCCACTTTTGCTCTTGCTTTTTATTAGAACGTTTATATACCTTTTCGGGTTCCAAAGGTAATCCTATAACTAAGTTTTGTATCTGTATAACTTCACCTAGAGTACCATCTCTGCTGATAATGACTATATCATGTTCAGGATCATAACCATAACTCCACTTCTTGTATCTGTTATTTTTCTTTATAATACCCGGCTTTATATAATTGTCGAGAGTCTTTACTAATGTTTGTTCGTACATCACTTAGATCTTCCTTCTGCAAAACCTTTAAAAGATTTTTCTTTAGTATTACCACTTTCATTTATCATACTTTTTTCTTCTTCAATACGAGTTAGTATTTCAAAAGCGTCAAATATGGCTAGCTTCTTTGTAGCAGCAGCATTCTTTAATCTATCAGCAGTTATATCATCACCTGAATCTACTATAGGTTCTTTAGCTACCTTTATTAATTCCTCAACTGCTCTTTGCCCAGCTTGGATTATACTGAGCTTGGTTTTTTTCGTGCTCATACTTAATTACAATATCTTTTGATTTCATACAATATAATAATTCATCGTTAACGACAAATTCAAATTCGCTGTTAGGTGTAAAGCCTATAACATCTCCTTTGTTTATTTTAAGAGCTTCTAAGAAACTATTACCATATTTAAGTATTCCAATATGGTTTTTCTCTTTCTTTAGCTCTAGATCGTCCTTATTAATTATAGGTGCTACAAAGCATCTATTGTTAAAAGGTTTCCACGAGTCATCTTTACCGTATAGGTATATCTGATCTAATTGACAGAAGTACCTATTATCTTTAAAGTATTTACTACTGTTTACCTCTTTACCTTTCTGGTTATAGTATCTTCTAAATACATTGTGGTGAATAATAACTTCATCACCTACTCTTATAGGGGTTTTAAAGGCTATTGGCACAGATATCACTTTGGCTTTGTTGTTTATAAACTTGTGACTTTCTATTTTAGAATTTAAAACTAATTTTTTATCACATACTTTTAACTCGTTGTCGTATCTTTCTCCTACTGGTTCTACAATAAAGTCATATACACTTCTCATCAATACTGAAGATCATATTCAATGGATATTGCCATGTTAGAATTAAACTTTTTCCATGGCAATACCTCATTGTTTTTCTTTATATGTATATTATAAGAGTTGTCTTTGTCGTTTAAAGTTATATAGGCTATTTTATGCCCTCCATAAACTTCTTGACCAACAGAATAATGCATTGCGTCATTTTTGTAATCTGAACCTATGCTTATTTTTCTTATAATAGAGCTCATTACTCCGCTATTTCTAGAGTTTTTGTTTCTTCCGCTGCTTCTACTTTTTCAAAAGATCCATCAGCTAAGTTTACGGTGATATCACCATACTCTTCTTTTAATTCTGACTTAACTTCTTCTAATGCTTTTACAGCTTCGAAGTGTGCTCCTAGAAACTCTGCTTTTTTAGCTTCTAAAAAACCGATCTCAACTAGTATAGAGTTGATTTTACCTTGCCCTTCTTTTACTGACTTTAATTGTTCATCTGTTAATTTTCCCATTTTATTTAATTTAATTGGTTATTTTTATATATAATCACACTGTTTATCTCTTAATTACTTTTTAAACATAGGTCCTAATTTATCTACAATTTTTTCACCACTTCTACCTATTACATAACCTCCAATACCTATTTCTAGTAAACCCCAAAATTGAGGTTCTAGTGAAGGTGTTACTAAATGTACTGATAATTGTGATATGAATTTTGTATATATTATTATGAAACCAAACGATAGCATTAGTATTGGCCTCCAACTTCTTTGTAACCAATTACCATTAGCTTCGGCTACAATTATTTCAGTTTGCATTTTCTGCAATTCTAATTGAGCATCTTGTAATACTTTAAATATTTTGTTTCTAGCAGCAAGTCTTTCTTCTTCACTAGTGAATAAGTCATCAACTACATCACCTACTTGCTTAAAGACTTTAGTACTGAAAAATTCTAATATCTTTTTCATTAGTCAACTGGTTTCCCTGGAGTATATGTAAATTGACCAGATCCTTTTCTAACACTATACGAACCTAATTTGTTTTTCACTCTTGTAACCATTGATTTTGGATATTTTGCTTTAACAATTTCAAACTGCTCATCAAATCCCTTGACATCTTTTGCTGCCTTTGGTTTTTTTGTCTCTGGTTTTTTAGGATCTTCTTCTACGTGAAGAGGTGATATGAATCTTTTTACTTTAAATGCCATAGTTATTTTGCTTTCTTATACGCCTCAGCTTCCCAAGGTAAGTTTTTAGCTCCTTCACTCATTTGAGATCTTGAGTATTTTTTACCTTTCCAGTAAACGTATTTATTATCATAATCTAAGTCACCACGTTTCATTTGGTCGATGTGTACCATCTCGTGATTTATAACATCTTGCTCTTGACCAGCGTTCAATTTATCATTAAGTATTATAGTACCATTATTATTAGCTTTACCTAAAACACCGTTTTCCATATCTACCCTATATATAGGTGTGTTATCGCTTGAATAAGGTGGGTTACTTAGTTTAAACGCCATGTATTTTATTTAGATCTTTTAGCTATTCTTTTTTTAAGTCTTTGCTCTCTACGTTTAAGTCTTAAAGCTTTAGATTTGTTACCAGACTCTAGCGCCTTAGCACCTTTCTCTCTAGTTTTTTCAACTCTATCTGCTTTTCTTAACTGAGATTTAGTTGGTTTATTTGAAGAAGGTTTTTTTGTTGATATAGTTGCGTCTGGTTTACTTAGATCTACAACAGGCTTGTCAGCGTAGTCATACACTAAGCTACTTACAGCTGGTTTTTTATCTTCAACAGTTTGATTTAGTGGACTTCCACCCATATGTTTATGGATAGAATGAGAACCCATTTTCATTGGAGATCCATATTTTTTAGCTGGAGATCCTATAGTGTAACCATTGTTACCTTTCACACCTAAACCCTGTGGTCCAATTTTTTTGACTGGAGATCCATAGTTTATCATAGACTTTATGTCTTTATTTAATGCTTTTTTACCTGCGGCAGAAGCATATTTTTTATCTTTCTCGTCTGCAGCAACTCTAATCATTTTAGCTTTAGCTGAATTATTGTAACCCATTTTTATTTATTTTTTAGATTTATTTTTTTGACAAAAATTACTAGCAGCGCCTACACTGCCAAAACCCCATTTTTTTAAAGCCATAGCTTTTTTAGTTGGTTCACCTTTAGAGTCTTTCATAGCTCCTTTCATACCTGCAAATCTACAAGCAAAAGATACTCTTCTAGAACTTGTACCCTCGGTTAATCTTCTACCTAGAGTTTTCCCAGTTTCAGATCTGTACTCTGAGCGCATCTTCCTGTTCTGCTTTTCGTAAGCTTTTTCTTTTATATTTAAAGGTGAATTCATATTAATATGTCCAAAGGACGTTTTGTGATTTATCTTTATCTATATCTACATGTATAAATGTTGAACCCATACCTATTCTTTTAAATCCAACCTCAAGTAGTATACTTGTTAGTTTAAATCTATCTGTAGAGTTCTTACATGCAATATCAACAGCTAAGCCTTTTAAATGAGATGAACCAGGTTTACCACCAACTTCTTCATTTCTTTCAGGTGTTCTATATCCTGAATTTATAGTTATTGATTTACCGTACTTCTTACGAACAATATCTAACATATTTATTAGCTCATCACTCGTTTTTTTACCACTGCCTTTTAAACTTGGGCAATCAAATTCATCGTAAGTAAAGTACTTAAACTTCATTTATTAATACGCTTTAGCTCTTAAAGTAATAGGTCCTTTCACAGAGTCACACCCACAATAGGCTTTACTAACTTCCATACCTTGAGAACCTGAACTAGATCCTTTACCCATTGGGAAACCTTCCTTACTTAAAGGCCCATCCCATATGGCGTTTTCACCTACTTGACCGGCTAAGTCTACTTTTAGTTGTTTAATGTTTTTCATATTAGTATTTTTTATTACAGTTTTTCTTAAACATAGGTGTAGCAAAAACTGAATTTTGTCTATCCTGAATTCCACCGTTTATTTTTTCAGAAAATAACTGCGCTTGTTCTGAAAAAACTGGTTTAGCATTACCCATTGTATTATATTGTTGAGGTGGCACATTTGTCATCTCACCTTGTTGCATAGGCATACCTGTCATTGGATCTATTACAACCTGCTTTGCCGGTGTATCGTAACCCATTTGAGCTGGGCTTTCTGGAGCTGCTTCAATCTTTGCTTTTAAAGCCTCAGGAAGTTTGTTTTGATCTCCAATTAGTTTTTTGTCTAATGGTGTGTACATATTATCTATTTTTATCTCTATTAATGTTTCTTATTGATGTTCTTAACACTTTATCAGTGTAAGTTTCCCCTGTTATAATACTATTTGATTTACCTGTCGGTATATCTTCTTCACCTAGCATTACTTTGTATATTCTATTTATAAGTTGCTTACACTTAAAAGACACCTTGTATATACTATATTTTATATCTTTCCTGTTTCTATGGCGCCAAACTGTTATCCAACCCTCTTTTAAAAGCCTGTTCCAGCGCCTGTTATCCCAACTATAAGAGTATACACCCATTTCAAAGTCGTGCTTCGAAAATAGGTCCATACAATCAAGATATATTAATAGCTCTAAATCAGCATCATTAAGGTTGTTGTTTCTGCAAGCCCACCGTCTTATTATTCGATAGTGTTTCAACAAGTTCATATCTTTTATGTCCCTTGCTTCTAGCCTTTTCATAAAACAACAACTACATCTTGAAATCTTATAACATGATATTTTTCACCATTATGTTCTATACCGTGTCCAGCGTGTTTATCGTAGTATACCTGATCTCCAGCTTTAATACCTTCAACCTCATTACCAGCACTTACAACGTCAGCTTGTATATATCGTATATCCTCTCTTTGAGATTCAGCAAGTAGTAAACCACCTTTTGTTTTAGCAGTACCTACTTTATGTTTATTTATTATTAAATTTCTACCTATTGCTATCATCAATCCTTAAATTATTAATTACACAATCAGTAGATAATATTGTTGATGCAACAGATGCTGCATTCCTTAATGCACTTTTAGTTACTAATAAAGGATCTATAATACCAGAACCTATCATATTAACTGTTTTACCTGTAACAACATCTAAACCCTCTCCCTCTTTCTTAGGTTTCTTATACTCCTCAATACCAGCGTTACTCAATATTATATTAAACGGTGCTTTTATAGCCCTTAGTAATACTTGTTCTCCTATGGTATCTGCTTTTATTTTGCTCGAAGCATTTAAAAGTGCAATACCACCACCAGATACAATACCTTCTTTTACAGCCGCTTTGGTAGCACAAATAGCGTCTTCAACTCTGTCTTGTTTTTCTTTTAATTCTATTTCAGAGTTTGCACCAACTTTTACTATAGCTACTTTAGCTGATATTCTACCAAGCCTTCTTTCTAGTCTTATAACTTCATTTGGGTTTTTGGTAGTTTCTATTTGATCTCTTAAATCTTTAACTAACTTTTCTACATCTGGGTTATTATCCTCTACTTGTATTATAGTCTCTAGATCTGTTGTAATGCTTTTTAAGCAACTTCCTAGATATTCTGGTTGTATAAGGTCCATATCATCTCCAAGATCTTCATTTATCACCGTAGCTCCTGTAAGAAGAGCTAAGTCATTTAAGGTATCTTTTTTACTAACACCATATGTAGGCGCATTGATAACATTTACTTTTATATTACCTTTAACTTTGTTCATAGCCAAAGCAGAAATAACGCTCTGCTCACAATCAGCTATTATCAATAGAGATTTATTATTCTTTATAACATACTCTAAAACGCTTTGTATTTTTCTTATAGACTCAACTGGTGATTCTACTATCAATACTAAAGCATTGTCAAGCTCTGCCGCTCTTTTGGTTTTACTAGTAACAAAATGAGAGTTGACAAGTCCTTTATCATACTCAACACCTTCAACTAACTCGACCGAGGTTTCATTGTCCTCTGTTGGCTCCATAACAACAACACCTGTTAAATCGACTAATCTAAAAGCATCACCAATTATTTTACCTAATTCAGGATCGTTATTTGTAGATATTGTAGCTACTTGATCTAGCATATCATCTGTAACTTGTACAGATTTATTCTTTAAGTATTCCACAACAGATTCTACAGATTTATCAATACCTTCTTTTAAGCTTCTAGTGTTTGTTTTATCTAGTACTTTGTAAGCCTCTGTCAATATAGCGTGAGCTAATACGGTAGCGGTTGTAGTCCCGTCACCAGCTTCTTTTACGGTTTTACGAGCTGCCTCTTTTAAAAGCGTAGCTCCCATATTCTCAACTGGATCTCTCAATATAACTGATTCCGCTACAGTAACACCATCTTTTGTTATAATAGGTTTACCTGTATGATCTTCAAGCATCACGCATTTACCACTAGCGCCTAAAGTAGAGCTAACAGCTCTAGTTAGCTTATCTATACCTTCATAGACGTTTTTTCTAGCCTTCTCACCGAAGTTTAGATTCTTAACTATTGCATCCATAGTTTATTTAATTAAATTTTATTATATTTGATTTACACAACTAATAACTATATTATTACTTGTTTTGTGTTTTTTTTACCTAATTAATCTTCAGCTTCAGGCTCTTGCGGCTCCTCAACCTCAGGTGTTGGCGGCACAGGCTCCCCAATAGTCAATGTAACACTTGTAGGTGTAATCAAACTATCTATCTGACTTTGTATGCTTGCTTCAATGCTAGCAACTTGTTCGTTACCCATTGCTCCTTTAGTCCAAGCAACTACTTCATCGTTTGTTAATTGATCAAACGGTATAAAGTTTGTTATTTGACTTGTGTCTAGAGATTGTGTTCCAATGCTTGTAGCTGAGTAAGCAACTCC